TCTTCAGCAGGACGTGCAGGAGAACCTGGCCACATCTTAATTGAATAATCATAGTGGTCATACAGACATCGGACTTCATCTATTCCTAGTGTCATGGTGCAATGCCATTCATTTTCTTGAGGGTTCATTTGTTTACGTTACAGGTTAGTTCGCAATTTTCTCCTTCAAATTCTGAATTAGGGATAAAAGGTGAGGATCCACACACAGCACTTCTACACCATCGTGCCCCGTGCTCTTCTGATTTCTCTGAGTGCTTCAAGGTCCATGTTTTTTGTTCCTCCGTCGTATGCATGAGCGTAACCCTCCTCAATCATTTGTTCGTTAAGTGACACGTCTCCGTCCCCAATGTAAAGCCAACCCAGAAGACGCCCGTATTTGCCAGTCCCACCAACAAGTTCAGTCCTAACAGACAACTCATCATCACCAGCCAACGTACCTTCCAGTTTTTCTTTGAGCCAGTTTGTTGCTTCAATTCCAAGTGCTTTCTCCTCTAGGTTTCTGGTTCTTTTCTCTGGCGTATCAACTCCTGCAACTCTAACTCTTTCTTTCTTGTATAGATCAAACCCAAGATCAATGGTGACATCAATAGTATCCCCGTCAAGAACACGATTGATCTCCGTCACTCGGAAGTTGTAGCAACTCTTCCTGCTTGGTGGTGTCAATGCTCCCATGGGATTCTCTCTTATCTATTCCTAGTATGTATATGATGCTATAAACTGCCATAACTACCACGAGGAATGTCATAATAATCACCGACCATACTGGATCAGATGGATTATCAAGTGGTCTTAATACTAAATTCATTTCTTAACAGGCCAAGTAAGTTCCATTCCTATCGTTAATAGTAAAACAAATCCGAAAACAAATAAAGCACTCATTTTATTCCTTCCAAGTTATCCAAGGATCTTTATTGTGTAGACAAGAATTTGGATGTGTCCAGTTTTCAAATTCCCAATGTCCTTTATCTAATGATATCAGTTGTAGTTTTAAATTTTTATTTTCTTTTTTGAGTGCGTAAATTTCTTCTTTTAATTTTGTAATTTGCCTGTCCATATATCCCTAAAGTAAAAGTCAACTTTAGTGAGCCCTGTTAAGGGTGGAGTCTCACCTCCCTCAGCCCACTCCATACAAAACTTATGTATTTGATCAGATGAATTGACGTGACGAACACCATATAATCTTGCAAACGATGACATAGCAAAACTATATCTTGATTTAATATGTGGTTTCATATTGTTGAATCAATCTTTGGGTTTGTTTTTTATCAGACCCACAAGGAGCATTCCTTAGACACATAAGAATTAATTCATCATCACTAATAGAGGGTTTAATTGTAAACCCCCATTTATCAACCTCACCTTCTACAGGTGCTTCAACGTAATCAAATTCGTGTGGCATTACCTGGTGATAGCGATTGGAAAATTTTAGAACATGCATTGACAGCATAGGTTGCTCCATATACTCCAGAGAAGATATATGAGATACCTAACTTACTACAATACTTTTCTAGTTCCTGACATTTTGAGATGTCACTGGTACTATGATCAATAATAATATCACCTTCCTCAAGTAAAGGAAGCAACTCATCAAGTGTGTCTTCTGCTTTTTGCTCTGGACATGTCATCTGAAAAATACCAGGAACCTTACCAGCACTAGTATATTTCTTACCGTCAGATTTAACTGCTCGGACAAGATACTCTATTGAAGTTACACATCCACTAAGGTATCCTGCTTCATACTGTCCACAGGCATTCTCATAGTTGGTACTACTGTAACCCCAAACTTCAATTCCTTTTTCAATCATACGGCGGGACATACCTTCACCAGTACGACCCAAACCAATCATTCCAACTTTCATGTTTCTAATTAATTTACGTGAATAACTCCAGTCATACCTGCGCCCTGGTGAGGACCACAGAAGAACTCATAGTCTCCTGCATCAGCAAATACAACATCCTGTGTTTCTCCAGGAGCAAACAGTAGTGCTTCTCTAGAGAGATCTGCACGACCTTCTACAATAATATTGTGAGGAGGTAGTGCTTCATTGATGAAGTGGACCGTATCTCCTGCAGAGATTGAGATCTCATTTGGTTCAAATACTAGGTTACCACCGGCACCCATTGATACATCTACTGCCCATACAGGAGCAGCAATAAAAATGGTAAAAAGAAAACTGATAATAAATTTCATAATTTTTATAAACTAATTTTTAACCAAGGTAATAGTGGGGGAATAACTCCTATGAGCCTGAGGAGACCTTCAGCAAAAAGAGCGAGAACAACCCAACCCACACACATAGAAATAATTCCAGCATTCCGGTTGTGCTTACGAATTGCGTCATCAATCATCTCCTGACACTCTTGTTTAGTTACGTAATCTTTGGGCATTATGTAACTCCACTATCTATAATATGTGTGCGTGATTATACTCACCATTTGTCATGAGTTCGTGACTTCACATGTTTGATCCGGACAGTACTCCTCTTTATAGTAATGTATTTTTTCAATTAAATTTTCGTATTGATCCCACATGTATTCAGAACCAGTTTGTTCTTGATACATTTTACATGCTTTTTCTAAACGGTAAATGTCGCAGGCATTTAGTCTCATCGTCATAACACAAGTTATACAAATAATTATAGTAATTTACTTAGCAATTCCACGCTCTCAAACTTTTATTAATCCTACTGTCAGGATCTCGTGACGTTTTCTTGCTAGTCAGTTTCTTTTTCATGCCTTTCATTCTTGCACAGAATGATGCACGTCTTTTATTTCCCTTCTTTTTTGATGGAGCTTTTAAATCAGAACCAGGATTTTCACGTTCATAAGACTTTCTCCCTTTTTCATTGAGACCGCCTTCTTTATTTTGACCGGATTTTTTTGTCCATGCAGATTCCGAAAGGTCTTTAATCTCTTTATATGATTTCATGAGATTTCAACAGTTATGTTTATTTATTTCTTCCAACATAATTCCACTCATCTAAACCGTCGTAATTAGGTAGATGTGTTAAATTTGTTGATAGTACATATCTAGGATTATCTGTTTTATTTTTTTCCGTTTTGTGAGTTACCCAACCAGGAAAAAATAAAACATCATTTGTTTCTACTTCAATTGGACCCCATAAAAGATCTAGATCTCCAAGAGGTTCCGAACACTTATAGGGTTTTAATGGATTCTCAATTAAAAGATTTCCACTACCTTCTGGAACTTCTAGGTATGCTGCTACAGAAATAGTTGCATTTTGGTGATGGTGTGCTTCAGTAAAACCACCTTTACGATGCACATTAATCCAAGATTCATTAACTGACATATTACATGGAGGTGCATGAAACCATGTATGCATTAGAAAGGGAACTACAAATTTTAAGTAGTCATTAAATTTATTAAACTCATCCCAGTTATGTGGAACATCCCAAGTATCAGGAATATTATTAAAATGAACTCCGGTAATTGCATCACCATTTTCAGGATCCTGCCAATCATATTTTGTAGATAGTATTTTAGAATCTTTTAAATATTCATCTACTTTTTCTTTAAAAGAATCAAATTTAAAATCAAATTTTGTTTTGTAGATATATGCAGGGAAAGCATCAATACCCTCCATAAAATCATAATCATCTCCCATCATAATAATTGTTCTATTACTGGTATTTATCTACCTTTTTCCACCGCCCATTTCCTTAAGCATCTTTTGTAGTTCTGCTGTAGAACCTACAAACATAGCATTGTTGGTAACTTTAGATGGTCCTTTTTTATCTTCATCTAAGTCTTTCATTTTCTTATGAAGATCTTGAAGTTTCTCTGTCATGTCTGAGACATGCTTCATTGCCGCTACAGCAACTTCATACGCTCTTGGGTGCCCACTTTCCTGAGCGACCTCTAACGCACCTCTGACCGCCTCCTGACCTTGATCTATGAGTGAGTAAAGTTCTCCTCTGGTATATCGGTAATCTTTTTCCCGATCATCCTCGTCAACCTTAGGTGGTTGTGGTTTACATGGTTTTGATTCCTCAACAGGTTCAGCACTAATGTTGAGAACATCTTCCATATTTTCTTCTAGGTTACTCATAAGAATTCCATCCCTTCATTAAATCCAAAGTCATCTGTGGGTACTACAAATTGATCATCGGCAGCATCAACTTGTCCATCTTGATTATAATCAACTGTTGCTTTAGGAGTGTATGACAATTCAACGTGTCTCTTATTAACATTAAGATCTCCAATAGTCTCAATGACACGTGCCTTACGAATAACATCTGCTTTAGAATAAGGACCATAGATGTAAGACTTCGCAGTAAATGATAGAGTATATGTAATAGATCTTCTTGTAGTAAAATCTTCTTCCCAATCATCCTCAAAGTTTACACTGTTGAGAACAAAAGCAACATCCCTAATCTCATCCATGTCAGGAATAAATTTAATACTTACGTTTAATGATGGTTGGAAAAATGGTAAAATTTGTTCTAGAATTTGCAACCCGTCGTCTTGAGATTTAGCAATAATACCAAGTTCAAATCCAATGTTATATGGTACAGGAACATATTGAGTTCTTACTTCTTCTCCGTTATCTGCAATAGCAGTTTTATATTTTTGAGTAGCTGCCGTTTTTCTTGCACTATCGTAATCAATACTTGACATTTCAAAATACATTCTTGGTAGAGTAATCGCTACCTTTCTACCATCGGAAGGGTTACCTTGAAGTCTATACAAGAATTTTTGTTTAGGTCCATAAGCAAGAGGAACTTTTTCAGTTTCTAATACCTGACCATCAACAGTTTTTTTCAATTCAATATTATTGAATAATGTTCCAAAAGCGATTACGGTTTTTCTAACCGCTTCGTTATAAAATTGTGTTCCTAACATTAGAAGCTACCTGTAAAATTACCAAACTCACCGAATGGGTTTCTTTCACCCCAGTCAATAATATTATCCGCACCATCTTCAATTGATTGATTCTGATCAAACTCAGTGCTTGTGTTATTAATTGTTGAGAATGTTCCTAGTGTATATATCGCATTAGACTCAACACCTCTGATGAGATCACCATCTAAGAAATTACCAGTACGATTCATTACCTCTAGGGTATAATCAACTCCGTTCCAATCTGCTACCTCAGCAATTGTTGCACTATCTAAGTCAAACATCTGTGCTCTTTGACCACTGGTAATAGTATCTGTATAAGCATTAATTAGGTATTTAAGATTTACTGAGTCGTAATAAAAATGTCCTGGTACGGTTGTTGCATCCGTACCATTAAATGTGTAAACGTAAGAGATTCTACTGTCTTCAAATTTCCAGTAGTAGTATTTTTTCTGAGTAGTAGTTGCATAGTTTGGATCAAATCCACCAAGAGCAGTTACTTCAATTACACTATTAGATGAAGTCCAAGTTCTACTACCACTTTGTTGTACCATTCCTCCAATGACAACATGTTCATCTTTAATAAATTGAACCGCTTGAGGTGGAGCATCAATAGATATGGTGGGTGGGTTTGCAGGATCATATCCCGTTCCTCCACCAACGATTGATAGTGACACTACACCACCATCTTCAATAGTAGATTCAACAATACCACCTGTCCCCCCTCCACCTGTAATACTTACAGAGGGTGCTGTGTTATAACCACTTCCTGCAAGAGTTACAGTTGCTCCAGATATACTGCCGCTAGAATCAACGGTAACTGTTCCAGTTGCTTGCTGTCTGGTAGTAAGACCAAGATTAAGGGTTGTGATGTTACTGAAATCTCTTTCAATATCGTCAATTTCGTCAATCCCGGTGTCAAACTTGTCTGCTCCTTGCTCGTAGAGTTCAGCAGTAAGAACATAAAAATACTGTTTGCCCAATTGGAAGAATGGTTGTTCTCGTTCAACATACTTGATCTCGTAAGTATCTTCTGTCAATGGAAAATATATTAGATCTCCTTCGTTCGGTCTACCATCTACTGCTAAATTCATTGCAGGATTTGCAGACTGTTCCCATCTTCTTCTGGAAACAACAAATGTAATTTCGTCAGTAATTCTTAAACCAAACTTACTAACAAATTCATTGCCTGCTCCAAATCCCTCAACATTAACCAGCATCATTTCAATCATATAACTTTGATTGAATTCTGATTGAATAACTTCTCCTAAAGTTTTATCTTTAATTTGAACTCTAGGAACGTAATAAACATCAGCACCGAACAATTTAATTTGCTCGTCTACTAAATCTTGTACAAGATTCTGTTCGGTTTTATTACCACCGTATTGTGGGAAGTATACCTTTTTCATCCGATCATATCCATTGGTGGAAGTTCATATGTACTGCTAGATTTTTCCATTAAAGCAGCAATTTCTTTTTCTGCATCGTCATATAGTTGCCTACCATTCATACTGACACCACCTGGAAGTTGAATGCCATTAAATTTAATAAGGTTCTGACCCCACTGTCTTTTAATTAATGCGGTAGAATATTTTTTAATGAACGGATCGTTATACACTTGAGTAAACGTTTCTGGATCAAGTGCTCTAAAACAATCAATAAGTACCCACTCGTCTTTCATAACTCTTTTTGGATCAATATCAATATACAAACGATCTTGTCTGCAATTAAATCTATATGAAATCAATGAACCAGTATTGATAATCATATCAATATTTTCAAAGTGTTGCTTTATCATGTAGTAGTTGACCATATCAAAACCACCAAAAGCAAGACCTGTACCTGATGCATTTGAAAACAAATCCATCAAATAATACTGGTTGCTCATACCAAACATATTATTTCTTACAAAGTTTGAACTGATACCATATACTTTACTGATACCAAATATATGATCAGGAACTTCTAAGTAATTTTTTCTGTTCTCCCAAGTTGCTGCATCAGGAGCAGCAGTAGAAACTGTTTCATCTTCCGATGTAAACCTTGTTATATCATCGTCAGTAAACTGGTGCTTGAGGTACATTCTTTCAACACCATCATAGTGACGCTCGCGATAATATTGCAATGCATCATCAATAGCATCGTCAACTTGATCGTCATCTATATTGATCTCTAGAACTGGGAACCCTAATTGTCTTAAACAATAGTCCCTTAGCTCGGACCTGCTAGAAGGTTGAGCCATAAAAAAATACCCCTAGTTTCCTAAGGGTATTTATAATTCCTAATGATGATCAGAAATCAATCGGATTTGCTGCATGAAATGCTGGTCTCCAGTCTGCATCAAATGCTTCAACTTCTTCAGGCGTAGTAAGAGAATTTAGTAAAGCTTCATGAGCATTGTTAGCATCACGTGCTGCTTTTCTATATGCAGCTACTTTTGTTTGTCTAGTGGTTACATTTTCACCTTCTAGATAATCTAGATCTTTTGCTCTCTCTGCTCTCCATTCAACATTTTCAATAACATCAGCAATAAGTGATTTAATTCTATTGACTTTATCTTTTCTACGTTGGTCTCTACGATATGCATCTATTTCTTCTAGTAGAAGAACTCTTTGTTCTTCTATTGTTTTGCCTGGGAATCTATTAACAACTGCAGTTTTATCAGAATTTAATGTTAAACTATCAAATTCTTCTGTAGTTTTATCATAATCATATTCTACACAATATTCGCCAGTTGGCAATTCTTCTCCATCAAAAGGATTGCCACCTTCAAATATTCTAATAGGAGAAAGTTCCGAATTTGGACCTTCAGTAAAATAAATAAATGCCATTTGACTACTTTTGTTTATTGTTATTTATATTTTTAATCTTGGTTTGATTCTAGTTGAGATGAGAACAGCGATGTATTATACATTGATGGAACCAAGAATGGATATCCTGTACTGTTTCCTGGAGTATCAAGTAAGTAGGCACTCCTATTACTATCCCAATCATTAATATCATCACCATTACTTCTTTTCATAAATTCATAATCAAAATCAATAACTTTATAATATGTACCAGGATCGTCTTTATTTTGATCCCTGGTAAAGACCAATTTGTTCTTGCCTAACGGAGCAAGAGATCTCCCATAACTAGAGTCTTGATTGTAGAATTTCAAGTACTTACCATCACTAATTCGTACAACTACGAAAGAAATTCCTGATCCATAGTAATACATTGGACAATATGACCACCAATACTGACCATCACTTGAAACTTGCCATCTAGATCCATATCTAATGCCTTGCTCGTAACCATACGAGGTAGTGTAAGTTGGATTCCATAGAATACCCGAATAAACACCAGCACTATTCCAATGCTCTAAGATTGCACCATTACTTGGAGTCATCGTGAATGTATATACCTGTCCGTCGTCAGTAATACAAGTTTGGCATCTATCTCTTGCCTCAGTCGCACCAGAATAAGACCCGTAAGCACGTGAGGACGCTTTATCATACGGAGTTGCATTTGCAGATGCAAATGCTTGATAAATTTTTGAATCACTAGGGGTTTTGGATGCTGTTGCATCAGCAGTTCCGCTGTAATAACTACCCGACAAAGATAGTGCTCTCATGTCAACACTAAAATCATTATAAACAATTGGTTGCTTATACCCATTACCATCAGTTTGCATCACAACAACTTTTTTAGCCGCTACATTAATACAGCTACTGCCATACATATCCTCATCTGTAGTATTGCTATTACTAGGACCTGATGCACTAACAAGAGGAATATTAATAAAATTAGATCCTTCTCTCTGCCACAAATTATAATATTTTACCGTATTTCTTTGACCGAAATGCATTCTTGTAGTACCACCAGCTCCCTCTCTGTTAGAGAACCATGCCCAATCTTGATTAATATCACCTACAATGCAATTAACATCTCTAAAACCATATGGTGTATAACTTTGCGCTGCAGGCCAACCTCTTAAATAACCTGAAGTTTTAGCATACTCAGTAACACTAAGGTGTCCTTGGTGTCCTAAGTAACCAACATTACATGTATTTGAACCACGATCTCCAGAAGAACTTGCATGACTAGTAGTTTCCATATACTGACTACTAGCAAAATTATTAAAAAATTCAGGAGAATAAGAAGTATATGTTCTAAATTGATTATGGTGATAGTTTCCATCACCCACATATTTTGCAATCGGTTCTATGTTATGATCAAAAAGAATCCATCCACCACCATGTACACTATGTTCCATGGCATAAACCGCAAAACATGGTTGTTGATATGGATCTTGAACTTTTGATTTTACCGTTGCAGGTCTTGTTGTGATACTTCTTGCCATTTGTGTTACTCAGAATTTTTTACGGTCTCAATCTAACTTATTTAGTTGAATTGTTCTTTAACATTAAATGCTACTACATCTTCTTCTGTAGTTAAAGTACCTAATAAAACTTCTGCCTCATTAGATTTAATTCTAATAGCATTTATTTCTGCAAGTACTGCTGTTGTACTATCAGAGTTACCATTAACTAAATCATTATCTTTTGCTCTAGTTAGTTTCCATTTTAATTCTCTGATCGCATCAGCAGCAGACATTTTAATTTTTTCTGTCTTAAATGCTACTTGGGTTGTAAAACGTTTAGATGCATCTTCATCTTCAATTAAACTTTTTTGCTCTTCAATGGTTTTACCAGGAAATTTATTTGAGAGTGTGACACCATCAGCATTTAACTTTATGGAAACAAGATAATCAGTTTCTTTCCATTCGTATTCAATAATTGCTAGTGCGTGATCACCTGCACCTGTATTATTTTGTGCTTCTAGTTCGGTGTCATACACACCAATAGCATGGTTATCTAATTTGTTATATACAATAAATGACATTTTTTATAACTCCGAAATGTTAGGCATGTTTGGTTCTGAGCAAAATAATGAAGTATCATATTTTGCTGGAATTATACATGGATAAGTTGTACTATAAGGACCGCATTCAAAGGCATATGTCATAATAGTACCATCCAATGATAATTCTTCTCCGTAAGTGCGTTTATCCATTTCGTATTTAAGATCAATTGATCCAATTCTCATTCCAGCGCCACCATCACCATTCGCCGTTTTACCCCAACCCAGTGAGTTTGGTCCAATCGGGAAAGGATGTCTTCCATCACCACTATCATTGATTTGATACCTGAGAAGTTTTCCGTCAGAAATTCTGATCATCATCATATAAACACCTGCTCCATAATAATATGAAGGACAGTATGCCCAAGCAAACTTACCATCACTTGAAACTTGCCATCTAGATCCAAACTGTCTGCCTTGCTCGTAACCATACGAGGTAGTCCAAGTATAATTATGATGGTGGTGTCCATTTTGAGAGAGTTGACCGTCAGTCTGTCTCTGATCATGTTGTTGATCTGATCCTTTCCATCTGTACCAGTGAGCTCCACTACTTGGAGTCTGAACGAATACTACAATATCTCCATTATCACATAAGAATGGAATTGGTCTATATCTAGCTTCGTTATTACCAGAGTAATTATTATAAGCAGTATTAGTTTCTATCTGTTGATACTCAGTAACGTTTGCAGAGTTACTAAAGAAATTGTGAAGACTGCTATCACTATTTCCCTCGTTCTGAGCACTCATTGATTGGGCATATGCTTTAGAGTTTGCATGTGAAAACTCTCGCAAATCAGGAACGTTGTTATAAACAACGGGTTTGAACCGACCAGTACTAGTGGTAAACATCACTAGAAACTTATTTGTTTTTTTGTTGTAGCAACAACCGCCATGAGTTGCATAGAAATTCTCTGTACTACCATCTCTATTGGTATAATTTCTAGGTATGACAGTCTGCTGTGAATACCTACCATTAAACTTCATATTATAATATTCAGTTGCAGATCTCTTCAAGAACATTAAGTTCGGTGCAGTATTCCCACTTTCAGTGCTGAAAATTGCATAATCTTGATGTGTTTCATTTACAATAGGACAAACATCTCTAAAACCGTAAGCTCTATAACTTGTTCCATTATCGCGACCAGCCATGACCCAACCGCCCATGTTGCCAGCAGCAGAACCAGAAGAACTATGAGACATATGTCCCAAATATCCTACCATAGGAGTATGGCAACAATTCCAACCACCATTGGAAGATGCAGATGAATTTGTTTGGGTACTATTATAACTGCTACTGGATTCAAAAAATTCAGTAGCAGATGTTGTATAAGTTCTCCATGACCCATAACCACTGCTGTCTCCTGTACCAAAATCCGCCGCCACAATATTAAAATTATGGTCGTATTGATAATAACCCCCACCATGAGAATGGTTTAAAGCATAAGTCGTGAAACACGGTTGTGAATAAGGATTTATCGTTTTTTGTTGGGATGCAACCGTTGCGGTTGTTAACTTGCGAGCCATTAATTTGTCCTATTATAGTAACTGTTCAGAATTATCAAGCGTTTCCGTCAATACCGTATGCTACTGCAGAAATTCCAGTTGCAGATGACCAAATTTGAACGGCGTTTGTTGCATCAACAACAATACCTGTTCTTTCAAGAACACCGTTTGCTGGTAAAGTAACACCATATTCAATATGATCAGCATCTGCTACAGTTGTGGTAGCTGCTAATGCAAGTCTGATAGTAATATTACTTGAAGTTCTATTACATACATTTACTGTACATACTTTTGTTTTACCTGTACTTGCTACGGGAACTAAAGTTTCCCAAGTTGAGGCGGACGCAACGTCCACCTTTGCATATACTCCTGACGCCATGTTAATGCTCCTTGTTAGATCTTGCTTATGGTGTTATGGTTATTTATAATTACATTGCGGCAATAAAATAACCAATAGCGGTTATTTCAGCTATGCCTGCATCAACATATGTTTTAACTGCCAACTGAGTTGGAACTGATATATCATCAGCAGAGTCACCAGCAAGAGTAACATCATTGTCAAATGATACACCCAGTACTGTAGTTTCAGTTAGAACCGAAGTTCCGTTAACGTGATATTCCTTAGAAGCAGCAATATCAACATGCTCCGAAAGAATCCACTTATCACCGGATGCTGACCAAGAAATAGTCTTATCGTTACCAGCTTTTACGGTAATACCACCACCGTCTCCAGTAATATCGGAAGGTCCACCAGCACTGAATACAGTACCAGTTGCACTACCACTACCTTGGAACACAGCACTTAATGTAACGGTACTTCCGTTAACAGCAGAAACTGTATATGTACCAGACATAGTGACTGTACCGCCACCGGACGTTACTCCAACAGCAACACCAGGTGCTAGGTTAGTGGTATCACTTACATTCGTGATGTCAGTTGAACCGGCACTGATATCACCAGTAAAACTACCAGAAGCAACTGTACCGAGTTCAATGTTACGATCTTTGGAAGTAACAGTAACGGAATTAACCGAAGTTGTAGTTCCTTTAACAGTTAAGTTTCCTCCAACTGTAAAGTCAGAACTAACTGAATTCAGTGTGCTGACATAAGTAACGACTGCTGCCTGAGTAGGAACTTTCTCGTTACTGTTCTGCGCCATCGTGCCATCAGTTGAGAATTCGTTAATAGCAGCACCCAACTGAGCACCGATAGAACCAAGTCTCAAACTTGATAGACCAGATAGGTCAAACGCAGAAGCATCTAGAGTTGCTTTACCAGTTGCCTGTTCAACTTTAAAGTACTTACCAACTGCGAAGTTACCATCTTGGTCAGTAGATACGTAGTAAACACGACCAGGACGTGATTCGTCAGTTTCCTGTGAAGGAACATTTGGTGATAAGGGAAGACCAGGCCAATTTGTATTCGCTTTGCTTCCAGTACCAACGTCTAGGAAATCGTGTGCAGTTAATCTAACTTGAGAATAACGATAACGAATCTTGAAGTCTTGACCATCGCCAGCAGCAATTACTTTCTCGTCAGCAAATAGTAAAGTAGTAATACCAGTAGTATCAGCAGTTACTGCAGAGACAAGGAAGAATTCATCATCAACTTTAATATAATCATTTGCTTCAAAGTTGAGATCCGCACGTTTGATGCGTAGGAAAGTTTGTACATCTGTAGCATCTTCAATTAGTTCATCTTGTGAAGTAACCTTAGTTTGATAAATGGTTACTGCATCACCTTGTGCGTGGTTTTGTGCAACAGTTCCATCTTGTGCCCTAGCAACTTCAATTTGGTCTGCAGCGACAATTGCTACAACCTTGAAGAGTTCCTGGTTAACAACAACATAACCGTTTGCAATCATTCCAGTAACGCTTGCAACACCCATGATATATGGTGCTTGCTCAGTACCGGTTGAGGTAGAGTTGATAGCACCACTCAAAGTGGTTGCTGTAGCAGTTGCATTTTCTGGGTAGTGTGTTACACTAGTAGTACCATTATGCGTTGCTGCAGTTGATCCTAGAGCGCCTCTGTTGACTGTTAGAGAACCTCTACCATCTGGAGCAGTATAGCTGGAGTTGGAGATAACGTATGAACCAGAGTCATCATTAACCCCATTATCCTGCAGTTCAACAGAACCACCCTGGTCCGGAGCATATGTAAGATCAACAACCGTAAGAACAAAACCTTTTTGTCCGGTAACCGCATCAGTATTATTAACGAGGGTAATATATGCAGATGAAAGTTGTCCTGTAATTACTTCACCTTGTACAAAGGTTCCTGTAATTGGGAAGTAGTAAAGGTAACCTGAAGGTGACTGATCGCTGATCAACTCAGCAACTGCACCCGAAGTACCACCAATGATTCTTTCGCCCGGAGTAAATCCGCCATCTTTAGCAGCAGCAGGATTAATTTCTAGACGACCACCTTTGACTTTACCATCAACGGTAACTTCATTGGCATCAAATCCTCTAGCAACTGCACCATACTTACCATAAGAAGAGTTACCAGAAACACCACGAATTCTACCACCTCTTGTAGAGGTGTATGAAATGTGATTATAATACGTGAAGCAAGATACAATCTCAGTTGCAGCACCTCTAGTTACATAGAAACCAATACCACCATCAAGGATTTGGGTATAGGAGTCAAACACCATTGACTTGTTTGACTTAGTTGAGGTGTTATCAAAGTGTTCGTGAGTACCACCATCAAGTACAACACCTACAGCAGCACCACCAATTGCGGCACAGTTTTGAACATAAGGTGACTTAGTAATCGGTGAATTTGGATTAAGTCTGAAGTATACACCTTTAAGAGTTCCATGATCTGTGTTCTTATCATCTGGAGCATAAGGAACAAATCCAGACATGCCTTCAAATACCATATCTTTAATGGTATTTGCAGTAGACAGGAAGAACATCGTGGCTTCCTGGTTAGGAATACCAGCAGCAGTCGTGATAGACTTGTATGCATCATCATTAGATGCTACTAACATGGAACCATTATTGATTCCAGCAATTGACATATCGCAAAGAGTTCCGATTGCAGCAGTTTGAGTTGCACAATTTCCAGGATCATTAGTAATTGTATTATCAACTACTTGATTAATTACATTACCAGTTGCCCCTCCTACTGTTTCATTATTAACTACTTTAATTCCAGCATCTTTGATGATACCTAATAGAACTTGATCTTCTGCGGCAACCGTAGTAATAGCATCAGCACCACCACCAATAACAGCAGTTGCGAAAGCATGAACTCTATCATTACCACCAGATCTTACTTGAGCAGCAAGTTCTACAACAAACTCTTCCAATCTTGTGCGGACATCAGCACCAGCACCAGTAGGACTTGCACTTTGATCTGCAGTAAATTTGTAGTATGCTTCGTGAGCAAGGAAAGTTTTGTTTGCAGTTAGAAGATTTGCAGCATCAGCAGACGAATTAGAAACAGTGTTTGTCCATTTGTCTGCTGTATTCCAAGTACCACCAGTAACTTGCTGAACAGTAATAGTATTTGCTTGAGACTCTAAAATTCTAGCAGTCTTAGTTCCAGCTGAGTTGGAAACAACATCTCCATATTGGAAAGAATCTGCTGCTTGGGAAAGAACTAGATTTTGAGTAGTAGAATTAAAACCTGATTTTGGTTTAACTTTTGAAGTTCTTAGGTTATCACCAACCAAAGAAACGTGATCAGGAACTACAATCGGGAGAGTTTCTTCGTAGACACCTGCTTTGAGGTAAATTGCAATAGGATTTGTTGCACTGGGTGCGTCTGCACCAGTTAAAGTAGCAATAGTATCACAAGCATAACGTAAACTACCAAATGCTCTAGAGATTGATCTGCCGCTATTTGAATCGGAACCTTCTTTGGTTACGTAGTAAACAGCATTTGATACATTATTAGATTCCCATCTTGGTAGAATAGGTGAACCTCCAACAGTCAGAATCTGACCGCTTGCTTCTTTAAGTTCTGCTGCAGTTGCAGTATTTGGGTTTGCTGGCAATGCAATTCTGTTAATACCAGATGCAGACTGATACAGAAGGTCACCAGTCTCTTGTAGTACCTGAGCAGCGTCACCACCTTGAGAGACGTAGTTCCAATAAACTGCAGTAGTATCAAGTTCCGGAGCAGTTGTTGCACCAGTAGTGTTAGATCTAATACAAACGTAAGAGTTACCGTTTCTGTTAACGACATCACCTAGTTGATAAACTGCACCATTATTCCATGCAGCGTTCCAGTTTAGACCCTCAAGAACTAGATCCCAGAATCTTGTATTAGTTGGATATGGGATATAAGCAATAGTACCGCCAGTAGCACCAGCAGTCTCAGTACTTTCAATCGTAAATCCGGTAGTCGTAGATAACTTAACGCGGAATGATGTATTGTATTGAGCAGCAGATGTTCCGGAAAGTGTTACTAAATCACCAACACCAAATGGTGCGGCAGGTTGAGCAGCATCAAATACAACTGTTACTTCACTGCCATCACCACTGATAGTGGCGATAGTGTAAGACTCGGGAGTTGTAGTAAGTTTACATGAGTAAGCATTACCACCATACTTGACAAGATTTCCTGGTTCGTATACTTCATTGCTGTCAAAATCACCTTGTGGTGAGAAACCAGTTGAAAGAACTTTCCAATAAAGTTCATCCGTATTTGGTGCTACGTTAGTAGAATTTTGTTGTGCTGTATATGTGTAACCACCAAAGGTTACAATGTCACCTTTTTGATAGACAGTTGCAGAGGACCAAGTATCTTCAAAATTTAGACCTTCAGAATAGGCTTCAAATTTAGTGAAGTCAAAACTTGCGGGACCAGTATGTGCTGTAGTACAACGATATACAGTATTGCCATATTTGACAAGATCGTTTAATGCATACCAAACACTAGTGGTTTGATATTCTCCACGATTTCTAAGACCTTCTGTTTGAAGATCCCAATTTCCTAGATCGGAAGAATAAAAACTAGTTTCCGTATTTGCGGAAGTGTGATTGGTGGTACAGACATATGCGTTTGCACCGTACTTGACAATATCGTCAATGACATAAGCAGTGCTCGCCGTCCAATCACCGCGCCACTTAAACTTCAGTCTGCCGAGTCTAAAATCTGCCATTTTTTAAATCCTTACTTAGGTCCTTGAGTGTTATGATCATATGATTTATTTAGTCTTGCAACTAAGTAACCATCATCATCAATGAAATATGTCAAGCGTCTGAAATCAAACCTGAACTGTTGGTATTTATCATCGGTATCATTTGAATATTGTCTTGCAACATTAGGTGTCGCATCCACATATTCAGTTCCTTGGAGAAAATCTTTATATTCTTCTCCATCAGTTCTATGAAAATCGTAAACTACGTCTTCAGTTGATCTCGCATTAGTATAATGAAGCATACCGTCCTTATCTCTTCTCAGAGCGTGTACGGTAAAGTCATTTGAATTTGCAACATTTTGTTCTTGTGTTGCAGTACTTGCACTAAGATATAAACTCATGCTAAGATCCTCCAGTAAATTCCGTCCCAGATAAACTGAACATATAAACCAGCAACATCTAAAACAAATACGCTATCGGTATTTCCAAATTTATTCAAAAATAGCTGTCCATTACTGGCTGTTAGCGTGACATTATTTATAGCCCATGTTGCTTTAAAATCAACTAGTTCCAGCACATCACCAACGTGAGGAACAACTCCCGCTGATTCAAATGGCATAGTTAATGATAGCGCACTTGCACTAGTATCAATTAACCATCTAAGTCCGCATGATAAACTTGTATCTGTATTGACAACTTCCCATCTCGTTCGTTGGAGTTCAAACCCCCCAATATCACTACCATCATGTACAACCGCTGTTTTTTTATCGGTATCTACCGTAAGTTCAGCTAACGCACCTGTAAATAGTGCGTGTTCGGAAGTTGTGCCCTTTCTAAATTGTACCTGAGTGGTCATTATTAGCGCACAGTTTTTCTATGATCTATTTATAGAATTAAATCATCCAAACATATGTGCGAGGTGGTTGGAACAACTCAACTTGTACAATTCCAAATCCACTAATTGCGATTGAACCACTTGCAATATAAGGAGCACGTGCAAATGCCTCATCTCCATTAATAAATCCGAACAACGTTCCAGATCCGGCATAAGCACGGGATCTGATACTCGTACTAATACCATTAACGTTAATTTTAACGAATGGTTGCTCAGAGAATGTAAGTAATGGATCTCCGGATGTTCCTTGAAGTGTAAATTTGCCAGGAGTACCAAGTTCTCTTGCGGTAATTTTTTCTGATATTCTTTCTCCCGCAAACGAGAAGAGCATTTGTCTCTCGTCTGGGTTGACAGTGAGAGATTCTGCTGCACCAGATAGAGTTGGGATAATACCAAACCCAACAAAATCTCTTGCTCTTGTAGTAGTTGCATTTCCACTGAGAGGAATTGTTCCTTCTCCAGTATGTGCAAATCTGACAAGAACACCAGCTTCTCCGGATGCCTTGAATAGTCCACCCTGACTGACTTCTCTTGCAGTTGTATTTTCTGTTCCCGCACCAATGAACGAGAAGAGCATTTGCCTCTCGTCTGGATTGAAGGTAACCGATTCTGCAGATCCCGATAGTTTTCTGAGTGAACCAGAACCAATATGTAGTACGGAGATTTTGTTGATAGAATCTCCAGAGACCTTGAACAGAACTTGTTCTGTCTGCGGTACAACTCCAGTAGATTCTGATACTCCACCAAATCCGAAGAGTGAACCAGTACCAATAATACTGCGATGAGTGGTGAAGAATACCTTGCCACTGATCTTCGTCTGAACAAATGGTTGTTCTGCGAATGTAAGTAATGGATCTCCAGATGTACCAGAGAATGTAAATGTTCCACCTTGACTGATTTCTCTGACAAGAATTCTTTCTGTACCTTCTCCTGTAAAGGAGAAGAGCATTTGCTTCTCGTCTGGGTTAAAGGTAATAGATTCAGCACTACCTGCAAGAGCAAAGATATTACCAGATCCAATGTTGTTCGGAACAAATTTCTCTGTAACAACACCAGAAATTTGAGTAGAACCAGAACCTGTATATACTGCAGAGAAGATTTCTTCACCATCTCCAGTGATATCAATCTCAACTTGTTTGATCTCAGCAACACTGAAGGATTCTGATGCTTCCCCAATGAAGGAGAAGAGCATCTGACGTTCATCTGGATTAAACGTTACAGATTCTGCAACACCATTAATGGCGAAGATGTTACCCGATCCAATGTTATTGGGAACATATCGTACAAATACAACACCAGAAACTCTTAGGTCAGCTTGTAGTTCTGGCGATGCAGTGAAGGATTCTGATAGACCACCAATTCCGAATAGAGAACCAGTACTAAATTCAACAATAGATGTAGTCTCTGCAATTCTCGTTCCGGTAAACGAGAAGAGCATCTGTCTCTCTTCTGGATTGACAGTAAGAGATTCTGCAGATCCGGAGAGTGTTTTGAGTGAACCAGAACCATTGTGTAGTAGACTGAAGTTTGTTTTTGCTTCACCACTAACTGGGATAGTACCAGTAACAACCCAAGATGGTTGCCAATCAAAGGTCTCAAAGTCAGATAGCGCACCTCTGCGAATTCTGATTGTCTTCTGAATACCGAAGTAATTCTCGGTATGAGTCTCGCTTCCTTCTCCTGTAAAGGAGAAGAGCATTTGCCTCTCGTCTGGGTTGACAGTGAGAGATTCGGATGCACCAGAGAACTTCCTGAATGTACCAGTACCAACAACACTTGGAACATAATGTGTCTTGGCAATACCACTGACAGGAATAACTCCAAATGGTTGCTCTGCAAATGTAAGGATTTGAGGAGTTGTATCTCCAGATAGTCTGATTTCAGTACCTTCTTCTGGTGGATTGGCGGAGAATACTTCTTCGGATGTACCACCAAGTTTGATATGTGCTGTAAACTCTGGAAGTTTTCTGGTAATCGCTTCGGAACTAATTCCGTTAGAGAAGATAGCACCAGATCCAATAAAGTCTCTTGCTCTTGGAGTTGCAGCAACACCAGAAACGTTGATAGTTCCAAATACAAAGTGATGAACAAGTACACGTTCAACCAGATTATTAACAGTGAATAGACTTCCTGTTCCTGTGTATGGAATAGTAAAGCTTTCTGTGAGAACACCAGATAGTTTGATGTCTGTGGTAATATCTGGTGGATTGAATGATACTGCTTCCGCTGCACCATTGATTCCGAATAGTGAACCAAATCCTGTAAATATTCTTGCCCTTGGAGTTTCTGCAATTCCAGAAACTGGAATTGTACCTTGAGATACCCAAGAAGGTTGCCAGTCGTAAGTAACAAATCTGCTGAATGGACCAGGAGATACTTTGAATAGAAGTTGTACTTCGTCTGGTGAGTATCTTCTGCTTTCTGTAGCACCACCGAATCCGAATAGAGATCCACCACCAAATGTTCGTAGACTGAATAATGGAATCGCTGCATTGCGAACAAGAATCGGTGGAGATATATTGTTCCATTGTGGAGGAACAACAATGAATGCTTCTCCAACAATCTTGATAACTGTACTCTCGGTAAAGAGAGAAGTGTCGCGAGAATACTTCTCAACCAGTGTACCCTTGAGTGAATCAAGTTGACCGAACGGACAGACAAGACCAGTAGTATCAAGAATATGTCCGTAATCTGTCAGTCCATCTTGTGGATCTGATACATCTTGATAGTCTGCGAATACTGTTGGTACAGTTGTAAATGCAGTTAATGTATAAGTTACTCCAGGATCAATTGATAATGTAGATCCTAGAGTTACCTTTGTGCATCCAGAAGACGATGTGGTATTTGTAGAGACAACTCCATCAACATCAAGACATACACTATTTGCAGAAAGATCAACGATTCTTCCATAATCAAGTTCAGGTTCATCTCTACAGAGATCCATACTGTAAACTTCAGTATGCTTCTCTTCTGAAAGTTCACTGAGTTCTGGTTTCTTGGAACATAGAGTAATAGAACCAGTAGTCTCATATGCATACTGAACTCTAAGATCTCCACCACTAATTGCGAATAGAGAACCGGTGCCTTCGTGTGCAAGAAGGATTGCAGGATCTCCAGATGTTCCAACGAATGTGAAAATTGGTTCTTCGGTAGGAGGAACTGAAGTAGTAGACTCTGCTGTTCCTGTATATCCAAATAAAGTTCCTGTTCCCTTAATACCAACGGTAATACCAATTTCAGTATCACTACGGAATCCGAATAAACCATCACCTGGTTGTAGTAGACTGAAGTTAGTCTTGGAATTTCCGCCAAGTTTGATCTGACCACTACCAATTTCACTAGCAAATAGTGGGGAGATTGCAACACCACTAATATCAATAAATCCACGACCATTATAATTTGGAGTGAATTTAACATCACTAACTCCAAAGATATCAATCTGACCGTAGATACATGCAGGTAATCCTTGTCTTGGAGTTCCAAGAATATGACCATGATCAACCAGAGGTGAAGCATTCTCTGCAACAAATCCATAATCCAGAGTAGAAGATGGAACTGTGTATTGTGGAGTAATGGTGTAAGTAACACCAGGATCAACTGCTAACGAATTGAGTACCTTGGTGCATCCAGTTGCAGATGTGGTATCTGTAGAAATAACACCGTCAACATCAACACAAGAAACTGCATTTGGATCAATAATAAATCCGTAATCTGGTTCGGTAAATGGTGCAATAGAACTACAGTTGTAACTGTAAACCTTGACTTCCTCAAGGTTGTTAAATCCAAAGAGTCCACCAGAACCAACGTAATCATATACAGTTCTTTCAACTGCAGTTTGTAGCGTGAATAGAACACCACTACCAATCCAGTTGGGATTGAATGCAAACGTTGCTTCTCCAGTAAAGGAGAATAAAAGATCTCTTTCGTCTGGGTTGAAGGTAACCGAATCTGCAGCACCACTGAGAGTCGGGATAAATCCATCGCCAAATATACCAACGCCAATTCCAATCTGAGATTCACTATGGAATCCGAATAAACCATCACCTGGTTGTAGTAGACTGAAGTTGGTAATAGAATCACCACCAAGTGCTTTGATGTTTCCTGAACCAAATACAGTGACATCAAGAGGAACTCTACCTTCACCGAAGATACTAATGCCACCCCGAGATATCCAGTTAGGTGCAAGACTATTAACAGATGCACCTGTAATATCAATATGACCGTAAATACATCCAGGCATTCCGAGACGTGGAGTACCAAGAATATCTCCAAAGTCTGCAAGAGGAGCTGCGTTCTCTGAAGTTAATCCATAATCTAAGACATTAGATGCAATAGTATTTTGAGGTCTTACAGAATAAGTAACACCTTGATCAATCGTTAGTGTATTAAGTACCTTGATACATCCAGACGTTGTTGTTTCACTCGCAGAAATAACACCGTCAACATCAACACATGCAATTGCTCCTGTGTTGATAATAAATCCATAGTCGTTCTCTGGGAAAGGAACGATAGAACTGCAGTTGTAATCGTATACTTTCTTCTCTTCAAGATTATTAAATCCGAAGATTCTTCCAGATCCAACATAGTCATATACAGTTTTCTCAACTGCAGTTTGTAGAGTGAATAGAACACCACTACCAATCCAGTTGGGATTAAAGGAGAATGTTGCCTCTCCAATAAGAGAGAACAATAAATCTTTTTCTTCTGGATTAAAGGTAACGGATTCTGCAACGCCACTAAGAGTTGGAATAAATCCTGTTCCGGTAATTCCAGCAGTAATACCAATCTCAGTATCACTACGGAATCCGAATAAACCATCACCTGGTTGCAACAGAGCAAAGTTGGTAATAGAATCACCACCAAGTTTCCTGATGGTTCCTTTACCAAATACGGATACATCCAGAGGAACACTAGCTTCACCAGTAAGTTTACTGATGTATCCTCTACTTGTCCAAGTTGGATTAAACGCAAACTGCGCTCCATTTTCTGGATCAAGATGGAACAATCCAAACGGAATAAGATTGCTAGTAATTAAGATATTACCAAAGTCTACCTGTGGTGAAGCAGGTTCTGATATTAGACCATAGTCAATAAAGTTACTAGGAGCATTAGCACCTAGACTTACACCATAAGTTGTTCCTGGATCAATACTTGCAGTTGATCCTACACGTACAATACATCCAGAAGATGTTCCGGATAATGTTCCTGATACATCTTCAATATCACTTGGATGACATATAGTTAGATAACCATAGTCTGCCTTAGAGAATTCAATGATACTATCATTGATGTATCTTTCTGTATGTTTTTCGTCTGATAGTTCGGGAAGTTCTGGTTTTCTGCTAACCAGTTTAAGTCCACCAGATCCAACGAACGCATTTGTAGCGCGTTGCTGTCCATTAGATAGGGTGAATAGATCTCCAAATCCTGTTTCATGTACAAGAGTAATATCTCTTGCAGTACCTGTAACCTTGCTAATATATCCGCTACTAGTCCATGTTGATACGAATGCATCGTCTGTACTTGCAATCGTAAATAGAGTACCAGAACCAAATATGCCAACACCAATACCGATAGGCGATTGTCCAAGTACAGAGGTACTTCCAACACCATTGTGCTTCGGAGAAAATACCTCTGTGCTTGTACCACTAAGACCCTTGACTTTTCCGTCAACGATATAACCGTATACTGCTGGTGAAGTCTGTCTACCAAAGGTAAACGCAATGCCTCTACCTTCGTAAGTGCTAGTCGCCTTCCAAGACGCTTCACTAACAACTTTAACAAATCCGAAAGATTCTACATTAGTTACATAAACAACTCTGCCGTAATCTTCTAGTGTGGCATTGATATCTGAAATATTACCAAAATTTATTGTTGGTAATACTGGAGTTGTTGTATGTGTATATGTTACTGATTTTAATCCATAGTGATCCCAATCGTTTCCACTATGATCTAGTTGTATTAATCTAAATTGTGTACCTGCTGTTCTCGCTACAGAAGGAATTGTAATCTCTACAGATTTTAAAGCATTAAATGTAGCGTCATTATGCGCTACTACAGTATCAATAGAAGTCCACGAACTTCCATCATAATACTCTAAGTTTAAACTCTCGGCAACAGTATCGGGATCTTCCCCACCATTGATATCATTACCTCTAATTACCTCAAAGGTCAGTGAAGAATTGATATTGTTTGGTAAACTAAATTCTACTGTTCTAGGTTTATTAGCACTATTGAATCTAATATGTCTACCAATATTAAATCCACCTGTCCGTCCTGTGCCTGTCCCTGAATCTGTTAAAAATGTATTTGTTAAAGTAGCATTTAAATTATCTACTGCTACAGTTTCAGTTGCAGTTACTGGAGTTGGGTTAAATGCTAATGATCCATAATCAAGTTCATTGTACCGATCAATGATACTTGGTTCATAAACATATGAAAAGCTGCCCAAACCCTCACTCGCAGCGCGAATGATTGATGGAAATATTCCTTGTGTATTATAGGAATAAACGGACATACACTAACAAGCATTAAAAATGAGGATTGCAAAATTGCAACCCCCACAAAAGATAACTAAAAACTGGGTCTCTAGTATATAGGGTCAGTCTAGGCTGACGTTTAGAGTAACCTTAATTTGGTCACCGTTGTTTTGAATAGCGTATGGACCATTAGTAAATCTTTCTGCAAAGAAAATACTGGAGTAAAGAGTCGCATCACCAGTTCCTGATAAAGCAGGAGTTGTGGTAAATGTTGATGACGTTGGAGTCTCAAATACGGTGTAGTGTGCAGCAGGGATAGAGCTACTAGAACCTTGTGCAATGTAGATAACATCGCCAGGATTTAGATTATGATCTAAAGCACTGCCACCGGGGTCTGAAGTGACAATAGAGTAATCATATAGAATTGCGTCATTACCGTTAGATACCTGAATGTTATCAACTAGCAATTCACTTAGATATACACGAGGACCGATTTCACCGGTTTTAGTTTCTAGATCAATACCAACAATAGTTGTTGTTGCAGCAATACCATTTGGAGTTGCAGTTTGAGAAATTGCCATGCCAACAGTTAGATTTTCTGCGACATTAACTTGGAATGTTGCAGTACCAGAAGCAGCACCAGTAAGTGCTTTGTCTAGGTAAATTGATGTTCCTGAAATACCAACAACACGAGTTTGTGCTGCAATACCAGTACCAGTAACTCTCTGACCAATAGCAACACCAGTTGCGGAGTCAACTGCAATTTCATACGTTCCGGAAACACCAGAAGTAATTGTTGGAGTTACATCAACATCAAGAAGGTTAACATAGTTATTACCAATAACACCTTTACAACCAGACTTAGTAATTTGAGATCCGGTAGCAACACTACCACCATCAACTACGCCTTGTAATGCAACAGGCATGTTATTTGCACGAGATAGGTAATATCCGTAAACGCTACCAGCAGCAGAACTGAATGTGAAAACTTGCTCAGGGTAAGAAGCAGTCGTTCTACCACGACCAAATGATACTGCAGTTGTACTCATACTTGCAGTCAATTGCTGACTCAACTCTAAATCTAGACCTTGGATATCAACAACATAGGTGTTTGTAGGGATACCAGCACCTTCTGCATAGTCTCCTTTTTTAATATCAGCAGCATCATTAACTGTAATTGCATAGGTTCCAGAAGTTCCTGTGGCAGTTCTTCCTGTTGCAACTGCATTTAAAGTTGTACCAATATCCCAACGGTTACCGTTGAGAAGGATACCATACTGTTCGGTGAAGTCTTGATCTTCTTCAGTACGATTGTTAATTACGTCTGGGTAACCCGTAGAAGGGGATACACCATAACCAGCAGAGTTGCTGGCATCGTATGGTTCGTAGTAATTTGCTACTGATGGAACATCCGATTCAGCAGGGGTGGTATTACTGGTGTATAGTTTTAGAACTAAGTTCCTGGGAATTTTATGAGTCGCGTTCAGTAGTGTACGTAGCGAATCAATTTCACCCTGGTCTGTGACTAGAAGTGCCATCTAAACGATCTCCTTGGATATCTTACCTATGATATTGTTATTTATACAAAGCTTATAGTGCCAGTTTCATAGAAACCATACACCTCTGTATATTTATAGCGTAGACAACTTCAAATTGTAAAAGGTCTCCAGCATTTAATGCTTTGTTCCAAGATGAAATTGTAGTATTTGTATTTTTTCTTTGGACTGAGTTACTTGCAATATCTCCTAACTGTGGTCTTTCAGTGCCACATATAGATGCAAAATTGGGAAAATTTGCATAGTCAACTTTTCCGATGTCTAGTTGAATTTGACCATCTTGGTCACCAATGATAGTCCAAGATTGAATCTCTCCAGTAACATCTAATGTCATTTCTCCTTTGATACCAGAAGATAATGGTGCAGACCCAGAATCAATAACAAAATTAATTGTTCTTGTTAAATCAGCTGTTGTAGAAAGTCCTACAACATATACCGTATCTCCTGCAGTTGGTGCAGTATTAAAGATAATAGTTGTACCACTAATAGTATAATCAATTCCTGGAACTTGAACCAATCCATTAACAGCAACGATTAATTGCTGATCATTGACAGGAGTATATGCATCTCCTGCTTGATCAACTAAGGGATAATCTGTCGTGACACCATCAAATACCCAGTTTGTAGTATCAAGAATTTCATTACCATACTGTAGATACTTACTGGGAATCTCATAGTTAACACCTACATTGTATTTTTTCTGAGGATCAGAAAGTACATTATAGTTTGATGATTTAACTGAAATGTTATAGTTAGGCATCAAACAACTCCCGGTGTTACTTCTAAGATACCTTCAATAACTCTAGTTTTTATTCCTTGGGAGGATGTCAATACAATATCATAAACATAACGTCTAGGATCTAATGCTGCTGTATCTGCATTAGTCATTGAAATTTTTAAAATACCATTATAACGATCAACAAACCCGACAGTAAAATCTGTAGAAGTTGTTGAATAATAACTACGACGCATCTTAGCAGCTGCTGTATATCCAGTCAGGTTAAGAGGAGTTGTGTTATCTTCATTCTGGATATTAAAGGTGGCATCAAAGTCCGTTCCTTTCTCCAGTAATAGATTTAGTGGGATTGCTGCCATGATGGAATCATTCTTCTTTTGTTTCTTCTTTTGAAAGTAGATCTAGAGTTTCTAAACCACCAACCAACTTAATTTTATATTCTTTCAATTTAGTAAGTTGCTCTTCTGCTTGAGCAATTTTTGCTTCTGCATCTTTGAGTTGACCTTCAAATTCAGATCGGAGAGTTACGGAATCCATAATTATTAAACATGATTATAATCATATTTATAGGGTTACTGGTCTGTTGTATTGGTTGATGGGAATGCTCTTCCAGATCCCCAAATAATTCTTACTGCACCTCCACCACCAATTCCACCAGAACCGATGCTTCCCGAACCTCCGCATCCTCCGCCGCCTCCATAAGTACCACCGTTACCTCTGACGCTACCATTACCACCAGATCCAGCAGTACCATTAGTTCCACCAGAACCACCGCCGCCACCGCCAAGACCAGATCCAGCAGCACCATCAGCACCTTGACCGTAGATTCCTACACCGCCACCGCCACCAGCAGGGAATGATGTACCACCGCCGCCGCCACCGCCACCGCCTGATCCAGCACCAGCAGCAGAAGTAGAAGCATATCCACCTTTACCGCCATCACCAGTATATCCACCAGCACCGCCACCAGCCCAATGGGCTCCAGTAACAACGTTTACACCACCACCTTCACCGCCGCCATCACCACCATATCCACCACCAGTGTAATTAAGTACACCGCCACCACCGCCATATACAGTTGTGTCATCAATGAAATATGAAGTTCCACCACCTTGACCAGGATTAGCTGATCCAGGAATTGCTAAGCTATCAAAGCTTTGACCACCAACCTTAACAGTATATGTTTGACCAGGAGTTACTGCAATATTATTTTTCCAACCCAATCCACCACCACCGCCAGGAATATTATTTGATCCAGATCCTGCTTCATTCTGATCATATCCATGACCACCACCACCTACACAAACTGCACATACAGACGTAACATCAGCAGGAGCAGTCCACTGGTAAGTACCGGCACTTGTATATGCTTGTTGCCCTACAGGATTTGCAATAATATTAATGTCTATAGAATTATTGGGGTCATTACCATCTATATTAAAGTTTCCTTGAGCATCCGAAAATGAATTTGACGCAACCGAGATAGTTGCAGTAACACCAATAGTTGCGACCGGGGTAAACAGAGCACTATACGAGACACCACTACCAGTAAAGTTAGAAAGGGAACCATTAGTAACAGTGATATCACCGACTGCGAAATCTGTGGAATTTTCTGACAGGTCAAAATATATGACCATTGTTGAATTATACGCAACAGTATTATATGGAGAGGTAATAGTAATTGTGGGTTCATCTATTGGGAATGATCTTCCAGGTCCCCAAATAATTCTTACAGCACCATGACCTCCGTCAGATCCTCCTCTTCCAAAAACTTGACCTAGATTTACTTGAGGACCCATAAATCCTCCTCCTCCATATATAACACCCGAACCCTGGTATCCTGCTGTGCCATTTCTATTATTAGTAGAATCTTGACCACCAGTACCACTTGCCCCTTCTCCGTTTATTCCTACACCACCACCACGTCCGGCATATTCTTCTGTGCCACCTGTACTACCATATACACCTCTAGCACCACCGCCACCGCCACCGCCGCTTCCATTTCCACCGGGACCAGCGCCTGATCCGTCTCCTCCGTTACCTGAATATCCAGCTGCGCCGCCACCACCACCGCCGTCACCACTATTTGATGTTACACCATTTCCACCATTGCCACCACCATCACCAACATAACCACCACCACTACCAGATGTAAATGCTCCACCTCCCTTTACTGTAGTTAAACTAATAAAGTATGAATCTTCACCTGCTGTTCCATCACCAGAACTGTAGTCCTGACCTGCACCAGACCCATGATTACCAACAACCACAGTATATGACTGACCGGGAGTTACCAAAATATTATTTTTCCAACCAAGACCACCGCCTCCACCGGAATTAGTACCCCACCCATTATCTCCACCAGCACCACCACCTACACAAACAGCACAAACACTTGTAACACCAGCTGGTGCTACCCAAGTATAAGTTCCGGGATTTGTATATCCTACTTGTCCGTAATCATTTAAGGGAGTATGTCCACCGACTAACATTTGTTGCATCATATCAACTTAACCCCGAACCAGAAATATATGCAATATTAACATCAGTATACACAATAGTACATGCTCCACGTTGAGATAAAGTTCTAGTACCAGTAGAAGCATCAGCAGTATTATATAAAGTAAGTCCAGTAGCTTGTAAAATGGTTATATTACCAACAGTTTGATTTACTATGGTAATCATATCACCAGCAGTAAATCCAGTAGGAACATTTATGCTCTGTGATGCAGCTGACTGAACAATCATTTTACCAGCATCACTAGCAACTAATGTATAAGCAGCACTCTTAACTTCAACACCAAGTCTTCTTAGTGGACCTATTGAATCACTTATAGATCCTACTGACAATGTATTAGTGGTAGTAGCACCTCTACCAGTTACAGTATCAAGAGTATCAATTTCATTGGGAGTATTTCTGGCACGAACAGTAATTGTTCCTGCCATAGCAGGATGACTACCACATTCATAAACATATGATCCAGCAGATCCTCCACTAATTATTTGTGGTGTCCAAGATACTTGCCCTGATGTAGCACCTTGAATAGAAGCTGTTGGGTTGCTAACAGAAGCACCACCGGCAGTATCTCTTATATAAAATGGATGATTAGTAACTGAACTATCTAAAAGAAATTCAATAGTATCTCCTTCATTAATAATGATAGATGCATTACTACCAGAAACGCTACCTAATCTATCAATACCGCTTAAATCATACCATGAATTACCTACTGCAGGTGCTGTTACTGTTATATTATAAGTCTGACCTGTAGATCCACTTGATTGATCTGCCCATTGTACATTTCCTGCGCCATCACTAGACAGTACTTGATTACTAGTTCCATTGGTAGATGGATAGGTTAGACCACCAGCAGTCAGAGCACCAGTGACTGTAACACCAGTAGTAGTGGTTTCAAATTTCGTAGCACCAGCATAATTAAGATTAACACCAGCATTTGGTAAACAATGAATCCATGCCGCATTAGTATTGGCATTGTCTTGAATGTATAGTTCTGTACCTCTTATGTAAATATCACCAGTGCTACTATTTGTAAGAATTGTATTATATCCAGCACCATTAGAACTGCTGGTAATGGAAGTTGCACTACCAATATCAATTCCTCCAACATTAATATCGTTTGTAGTAGTACCACCTCTACCAGTTACAGTATCAAGTGTATCTACTTCTGTATATGATGTCAGATAACCAGAATTAGCATGATTACCCCAACCATATGCAGTATCCCAATTAGTTATCTTAGCAGTAGTAACACCAGCAGCATCACCAAGCGAGGTTAGATATGCTGATAAATCTGGTGGAGTATATGAAAATACTCCATTAGCATTATTGTATGTTAGTGCAGCAGTACCAACAGAGTTACTAGTAACAGATAAACTTGCTAGTGAAATACCACCGCCACCGCCACCTGATCCATTACCTCCAGGACTAGCATCTACCCATTGGTTTGAATCTCCATCATTGTAATATATTTTTAAATATCCAGTATCGGATTGCCACCAAAGATCTCCATCACTAGGTGATGTAGGTGCAGTATCTGATGTTGTTACTGAGGCACCATTTCCACCTTGACCCCAACTGTATGCTGCATTCCAATTAGCAATGTGTGTTGAAGTAATACTACCTGCAGCGGAAGAAGTAAATATTGGGTCAGATTCACTTGTACTACTAGAAACTCCAGATCTCCAAGTAATTCCATCCCATAACCATGTTATGTTACCAACAGTGTGTGTATAACTACCATCTGTTGGTTGCCCTGAGGTTGCAGGAAAATTGATTGCCATTTCTAAAATGCTCCTTCCGTGTTATTTATTGCTTTTGGGCATTTTCTTTATCTTCTCTTTTTTTATCTTCTCTTTCTTGTCTTTCGCCTTTTAGATTTGCCATTAGAATACTCCGTTTTGATTATTAGTTAAAATCCATGGTGCAGGTAGAGATGCTGATGGAGGAAACCAAACACATGGCATGTCTCCATATGATGAGTTATTAGGAGTTCCTGCATCGGTATTTGTAAAATTCTGGAAATAAGGAATACCATATATTCCTCCATCAGGACCTAGTACTGAGCATGGAAACCAAAAAGCATTCTTATAAGTATCTCCGTCTAATGTAATTGGTAGTTCAATTATCCGGTGCGTTGCATTCTCAGTATCAATCTCTACCATTGTATTTGCGTATGGTCGCGCTGGGCGTGCTACATTGAATCCATCAACATAACCATAAATCTTACCATTTGCTGCTAAGATAGCACAATCAACAGGTTGGTCTCTATATCCATAATTAGGATCGTTATATCCAAATTTTGTGGAAGTACCAGTTCCATCAACCGTACCGAGTGGAGTATTACTCATCCTTGAGATTGTGTTAGTCTGTGGATCTATAACACAAACATAAGGATAATCGGAAGGCACACAATAAATTTTACCATCTATACCTTTAACAGCACTCTCAAAAGGAGCACCTACTCTAGATCCATTAGCGGACCCATAAGCGCCACCATTATTATTAGGAGTTGCTGCATTATCATCAATCTGTGGTAATTCATTTTCCCCAAACTTAAAAGAAGTCGTATCTATAGTATCATTAGTAGTATCAATAATACCAACAATCCAGTTCTTGTTAGGTGAATCAGTACCTTGAATATAGCTATCATTCGCACTATATGGGATCATATAAATTTTATCACCTACTAGAATACCAGTACAAAATTTACTGTCTCCATGATCACCGGTTGCGGTATCAGGGCTAGATCCAATATAACCAGTATCACCAAATACAGATGCAGTTTTATTGTATACATCTACTTTAAGAATTTCATTTGAGTTACTAGGAACACAGTAAATATGTCCATTGGGAGCTACAATTCCTTTAGCCCAAAGATTCATTCCTCCTCCAAGAGGTCCGCTCCGTCCTGGAATGGACCCAGATCCAAATTTAGAATATGATTTATTGATAGGATCAAATTCTAAAACATTGCCGCAATCCATTGGCATGCCATAAAGCTTTCCGTTTGGATGTGCAACAAAAGAACCATATGTTTGATCTTTGGTGACAACACCAGATACTTCAATCGTAAATGCTTTTTTAGTTTTGGTGTTAATTGCTAATATTGCTGTCTCTCCGTATGGAGGGCAATAAATGATTCCATCCTGAGCTAATGCTCCACCATACCAATCCCAATGACCACTACGAGTCCAGGTAGTATTTCCATTTACATCAGGATTAATTGGAATTTGTTTAGGAATACCTGGTTCTGTAAAATCAAATTCTTGCTGTTCTAATCCAACGCTATTTACTGCGCTATTTTGAATAAAAGCTGCCATTAGTTTTTCCTTTTATTTATTGAAATACACGCCATTGGTATGTTGATCCCATCCATATTAAACGAACAGATCCCGCATTTGATGCAATTATATAAGGAGTATCTGCTGCCGCACCTTGTATTCTATCTCCAGAGTGTGGTGCTATAGAAATATTATAACTTGCTGCATTACCCGAAAGATTTTCATCTCCAATATCAAAAATATAAAATTGATCCCCTAGAGTTAATGTAGAACCTTGTGGGAGAACATAGATTCTAAGTTGATCTGTAACTGTGCCGCTAATACTATTGGCATCTGCTGCTACAAAAGTTTTAGTAAGTTGAGTTGCTCCATGAGGAATTGATACTGAAAGACCTGCTGCCCCACCACCACCAGTCTGATCTGCTACCCAAGCATAATCAGAACCATTCCAACTGAGGATTTGACCTGAAGAAGCACCACTAATATTGAGATGTGAATCTACGTCAGAGTTTCCATAAGAACCGCCGCCTGCTACCCATTCATAATCACCAGTCCCCTGAGCACCGCCAGTAGCATTCCAACTTAAAATTTGTCCGTCAGTTGCAGTTGACTGGTTAAGGTGGAAGTCAACACCATCACTAATTTCGCCCTGCAGACCGCCAATAGTTGCACCACTAAAACTAATAGTAGCACTTTGGAAGTCAACAGTGCATCCAGCAGCATCAATCTGTCCACCAGTACTAAGACTCAAACTTTCAGCAGCAATCACACCAGTAACATTAACACCCTGTGCGGAAGTTTCTAATCTTTTTCCGTCAGATCCATAACACAACTCAACTGCGCCGCCATTGAGAATTGATATTCTGTCACTAGCACCACTACCTTTTATATAAACATCATATGTTGCAATAGTACTAGTATTGGGTCCAATAGTTAAACTTCCTGTTGTACTATTTACATTCCAGTCAAAGAAAACATCAGGATCTCCACTGGTATGTCCAGTTCCAAATCCTAATCCTGTACCATCTTTTATTACAAGGTACTGTGGGTGAAGTCCAGTTGAAGTACCAGTGTTGTATACAATGCCGTCGTTTGGAGACCAATTGGTTCCATCATACACAAAAAATTCACCAGTTGCTAAACCAGTTGTATCTACATTTCCGATCTCATTAATATCAGATATACTACCACCACCACCTTCACCACTAACAGAAGCGTTCCAACTAACTCCGTTCCATTTATAAGTAACGTAACCAACTACATGGGTAAAAGAACCATCAGTTGCTTGTCCCGTAGTTGATGGGAAATTAATTGCCATTTCTAAACCAGACTATCTGCTAATCTTATTTATTATAATATCCACGTGGATACTGTAATCCTCTATGCGGTCTTCTACCTTGCAAGAAACCACGTTCAGCAGAATGATCTCCTGCAGCACCATCGGAAAGATTTGTGATTAAATGATTTTGGGGATTCGTTGCTGTGCTTTGAGATCTGGAACTTCCCGTATGTGTTGGTGATATAACATCAGTATTTGTATTTGCAATTAATTGTACAGTTGAAAATCCCGACACTGCTCCACCAGTTAAGTGTGGCGCATTTACAAGAACCGTATCATCAACTTCAATAGCAAAAACTAAAACATAACTATTGCTAGCGTAATCAGAATCAGCGGCACCCTCTTTAGTCCATTTGATATCGTTTAAAGAACTAACATTTACTTCAAGCCATGATCTCGTTGAAGTATTTACAGAAGAAGTATAATCAGTTCCGTTAACAATTAAT